AAACTAGGAGCAACAGCAATCGAGGTTGAGCGTTTAATCCTTCCCGTTTCATCAGCTTCTCAAGCGCTTGGAGAGGACTTAAATGTAGTTGGTGAAACTGTATTAAAAGTAAATAATCAGTTTGGTCTTTCTGCGGCTGAGGCTGGAACCACGGCAGCTGTCCTTGTTGCTTCAATTAATAATAGCGCACTGAGTATCAACAGCTTTGCTACTTCAATTCAGTATATTGGACCGCTCGCACGTCAGGCTGGTGTTACTTTTGGAGAAACTGCCGCCTATATGCAGGTCCTCGCCAACTCTGGATTTACGGCTTCAAGGATTGGTACTGGTCTCCGTAAAATATTTATTGAGCTAAAGGAAGAGGGCAAGTCGCTTGCTCAATCACTTCGTGAGCTTTCAGAAAGAAACATTGGTCTAGCTGACGCAGTAGAGCTAGTTGGAGATAGGGCAGCTGGGCAATTATTGGTTCTATCTAGTAATGTTGAGATAATTGAGGAGCTTTCAAGCGAGTCATACTTGCTAACTTCTGCATTATCTTCTTCCGCAAGGCAGATGTCAACAACCAGTGGCGCTGTAAAGATATTAGGAAGCGCCTTTGATGAGCTTCTTATTTCAATCGGAAAAACCATAACTCGTTCAGAGTTCTTTTTGGATTTAATTGGGCTTTTGTCCGTAGAGTCTGAAGCTACAGCCAGAGCGTATAAATTGGTAAATGATGTAGCATTAGAAACTCCCGGAAAACTTGATGAGGTTTCAAAGGCTGTAATAAGTGGCGTTATTACTACGCAACAGGCTGCTCGGTCTCTATTTGCAAATGCATCGGATAAAGATGCTCAGCTTTTTGATAGTGTTTTGAAAAACATTATTGGGAAAGGTAAATTGTCTCTTGAGGAGGCGACAAAAGTATTTGAGCTTTTAGCAAAAGAACAGCCCGCTCAGGCTGCAGTAGCGCTGGAAGAGATATTATTTCAAAATAGAAAAATGAGTGAAGAGCAGAAGTCTCTTATTCGATTAACATTGAATGGCGTAAAAGAAATATCTCTTGCAACATTAATTGACCAAGCTCAAGCCTTTATTGGCGTAAATAGACTCATTGAGCAAAACGTTCAACAGATTCGTCTATCTACTGAAGCATTGGAAGAGCGAAAGGAAGTTGTTTCGGAATTTGAAGATGAGTTAAAGGCAATTGAAAACTTAGAATCTGGAGAAGCGAAAAGAACAAAAGCAATAAATCTTGAAGTAGACGTAAGAAGCAAAATGCTTAAACTTATTAAGCAAAATTCTGATGCGTCTATTGGTTTAATTGAATTGTCAGACGAGGAGATAGCATCTAACGAAAATAAGATTCAGGGTCTTCAAACTCTTTTGAATATTCTTTCTGAATACACAAGTGACGTAAAAGAGCAAACAGATGAGTCATCAAAGCTGCAACGACAGGAAGAAAATAGAATTAATGCTTTAATCAGAGCCAAGCGAGATGAACTTGAGGCAGCGCGGCAAGCATTGTTGATTGAACTTGAGGGAGCAAAAGCAAAGGGTGATGCTAACAGAGTTCGGGAAATTGAAACAGAACTTCTGCTAAAAGAGAAAGCCGCCTTTGAGGAACTTAATCAAGTAATTAAGGAATCGACGATACTAACGGACGAACAAAAAACAAGTCTTCTTTCTGCAATTAAAGATATTGACATTCAGCCTAGCGACTTGCTTGACGTGGGGAAGAGAATTGCAAAAGCATTTAACGAAACATTTAAGGGCGCTGAACTTGACCCGCAAGAGTTTTCGCTTGCCCAATCTGATTTTATCCAAGACCAGATAAATCAATATATAGAGGCTTTTGGAGATTCAATCAGTGAAGAGGATAAAGAGAGGTTGCGGAAAATTCTTCTTGATGCTACGTATGCACAAGCGGCGAAAGGTTCAAAGGATGCTGCAGAAAAGCTCTCTGAAGAGTTAAAAAGAGACATCACCGCCGTATTGAATCAGGCTCTTGATGCTGGAATCGATGCTTTAGATGCATTTAACGAAACGAAGTACGACAACCTAAAGCGTCAGTTTGATGCAGAGAAGGAATTGATTCGGGAGCGCTCAAGCTTTGAACAGGACGTGCTAAAGGCTCAGCTTGATTCTCAGGTTATTTCTCAAGAAGAATACGCATCTCGTCTTGAGCAAATAAAGAAGAAGGAGGTTCAACGGCAGAATGAAGTAGAGCGAGAGATTTTCGAAACTGAGAAAAAGAGAGATATAAGTCAAGCCGGAACAGATTTAGCGGAAGCAATCGCTAAAGCTTTTATCAATGAAATCGCTGCAGGACGGGAGTTCCCAAAAAACGTTGCATTTGCTGGCTTGACATCAGGTATCGCAATCGCTAGATACGCTGCCCAGGTTTCTGCAATTAAAAAGCGGCAGTTCTACAATAAGAAATTTGCCGAGGGTGGTATGGTCTACGGTCCCTCTCACGAAGAAGGCGGTATTCCATTTACTGTAAAAGGTAAGAGCGGATACGAGATGGAAGGCGGTGAGTATATCGTGAACAAAAAGTCAGCGGCAAAATACAAAAGCCTTCTAGACCAAATTAACGAAACTAAGTACTCACCCAAATATAAGTTTTCTACAGGCGGAATTGTAAATGTTCAAAATGACTCAGCAAGAAGCTTAGAGCTTCTAGAGGCTATTGCAGAAGCCACTACAGGGACCGCAATTAATACTGGTCGTCCGGTACGGGCTTTCGTATCTTCGTCTGACCTTCAGAACGACAATAGCGCACGTAGAATCAAAGACAGAAACTCTAATATCTAATGGCAACATACTTCTATTCTTTTCAATCATATCCAGAGGCAGACCTTTCTGTCAAAGGTTCTATTGCTAGTTATGTTGATGACTCCAATGGCTTGGTAACTATAGAATCAGAGCCAGACTTTAGCCTGAACAATGGTGTTGTTGTCGGGGACGTTGTAAAACTTTACAGCTCGGCAGACAACTCAATTTTCATCTATGGTATTCTGACTGGAAAGGTTGGAGTAGTTGGTGGCGGCTGGGCTATATCTCTTTCTTACGATAAGAATATCTATTCTGACACTATCTCTAGTATGGATACCTTCTTGATATATGCCAAGGCTCTTACGGAACCACAGCAACCATATGACGAGTACATTACTGTAAATAGTGATGTTTCTTACGCTTATCGCATCAACGCTAGAGTAGAAACGGCTGCCTACTCAGAGCAGTATATTAGGTACAAGGTAAAAACTTACTATGACCTCATTCTAGATAGCACACGTAGATATTTCTTTGAAGACTTCAGCAATATTGCAACAGCATCTAATGCGATTATGGTTGACGATTGCGCAAGTCCAAATGGTGTAGCATACAAGGTGTATATGCCTGAGACAACTTTTGAGTTGTTTAACAATAAGTTCCGTAAGGACGTAACCTTTAGAATCATAGCCTAATGAGCTATCGCGTAGTTATTGGTGGGAATAATATTGATTTATTTCCAGAACAAGAGATTAGCATCTCCCTGGACTATTATGACAATGAGGACCCCTCGCGCATAAAGGTTCCGTTCTCCTTTGAGGACAAGTTCCCATATACCTCTAACAACAAGTCCGTATTGCAGTACAATGCTTCCAATGCGCTTGATATTGGGTCTCGCGCTAAGCAGGACTATATTATTTACAACGGTACAGCTATCATCTCTAGAGGGGAAGCGAGCATAACATCCGTAGTCATCAATAGTCCTGAGCCATACTTCAATATCTCCTTCACGGACAAGGCTGCTAACTTCGCTTCAGACCTAAGAGACCTGAAGTTCAATCAGTTGTATAACGATACGTTTTCTACGACTGCCCGCACCCTTCAGACATACTTAGAGAATAACGAGGATTACAATCAGCGTGATATTGAGATACCTTTTATTGATGTAGACAATATTCAAAAGGCAGCGGGCTATGAAGCCCGTCAGCTCACAACTTGGGGGATTGACGGTAAGAAGTTCGGTTTATTCCCTGCGCTTCGTGTCGTAAACTTTATTGACCGAGTGTTTAGTACTCTTGGATTCCAATATACATCTCAGTTTATTGCAGGAACCGCTACGTGGGAAGCAGAGGACTTGTATATGCTCTACCCATCAAATCTTTCCTCATCAGAGCCAGATAAGCGTGCGGCTTTCTTATTTCCCTATCCATACAATGTTCCATACAATCAAGACCAAGAGCTAGGCATACAGTCGGTAGAGTTTGCAGGGCAACAAGCAAACCTATCTTACAATAAGATTACAAACTATAAGTTGACAGTAGCGGACACCTATGAGCCGCACGGTCCAACAAACTACAACCCTAGCGCTACTGAAATTGCATACGATTATGGCTTTCAGTATCGAACCTCAACGGGTGTTGCCGACTTTGGTTCGGAGAACTTAGGATATATCGCATATGGCAGTGCTTTTGACGCTAAGGTTAACTGGACTGATGCAAACGGTTTTGTGACCATCTCAGGGCTTAAAACAGCCATTGTAAGCTCCGAATACGAGTACAGTGATATACTGTTCCCTGTTGCTGTTGATATTAGCTCTATTAACACGGCTAAGTTCACTCCATATGTATACATCTACGGTGGATACTCTGGTATTGACGCGGTTTCTTTCCGCATTCCTATGCGTGATGCTAGTGGAAACATTCTGTCTTTAACCCCATCTGCTATAGAAAATGCAGTTTCTATGGATGACCCAGATATTAATTTAACAGGTGGAGTAAGTAATACACTAACATTTGCGGCATTTGATGCATACATCGACCAAACCGAAGTATATCGATTCCTAGGCGGCACAAGATACTCTGTATCTATCGGACTGGAGATTTCATCTGGCTCCTTGGTCGTTGACTTGTACACAACCAATGGGATTGGTCAAGGTAATTTCCAAGCAGCAGCATTGGCTACATCTCAACAGTTTACACAAGTTGACATTCGCAAACAGAGAATATATGGTTACGAGTGGTCGGACTTAGGCTTAAAGGTTACTAACTCAAGCAAATTACCTTGTGTAACCGGTTCAGACAATTTTACTTTCCAAGATAGTCTGTCCAATAACGATTCATATACTCCGTATGACCTCTTTATTGAGATTATGCAACGCTTTGGACTTAGCATTGTATATGACTACCGCCAAGGAGAGCAAAAGTTCATCTTAGACAATATGAACGATGTTCGTTCTGCGATTCCATTGGATATCACCGACTACATAGATAATCTAAAGGAATATGAGGTTAGCGCGGCTCCAGAGAAGTACAAGAATATAGAACTCAACAACTCAGATTTTGATGGCATTTATGACAAGTTCGATAATGAAATTGTTGTTGGAAGCTACAAGGGTGAATTAAACCCCGATGGCGAAGGCGACTTTAGTATTGACTTTAAGGGCGGTCTCATTAACCCCATTAATAAATCAGTATGCCTTGACTCTTTCTTTAACGACCCACTTCTTGTTCAAGATGGATTGATATCAGTCCCTGAAGCGGGTCAGATTAAAAACGCTATTCCAGAATATCAGAAAGTAGGTCTTCGTTTCTTTTATTTAAGAGCCGCAAATAACGCTACTACGGTAAGGTATCCAGTGTTCCGGAGAAAGAACGACTACGGGC